CGAGATTATTCTTCTCACAGTAGTAAAGAGCAGCATCAATATACGAGATGCGCTTATCATATGCGATACTTTCGATTTCTCGAAGTACCGTATTAGATGTTTTGATCTTTATCATTTAAATTAACTACCTCATAAAAATAGGAATCATCAGTCTCTTTTTTGACATGATTCTCTACTGAGTATACAGTAGTGTCGATTTTAAATCCAGGGTTATTTTGTATTCTGTTCTTAGTCCAGGCGCTATCATACCAGATAATTCTATTGTTAGGGTATGCATATAAGTTACCATTATCCATCATTAAGAAGTGTGCACATTTATGCTCTGGAGTTTCAGAGAAATTAGTATCGAGCATTGCTCTATTTTCAAAGCTCCAGTCAAGAGTAAAAAGATATTTACCCTCTTTCTTGGTACCATCCCATCTAACTAACTCAGCTCTTAAACCGGCTAGTCTAGCTCTTACTTGAACATCTATGTAAGATGAGAAACAATCCCAGTACATATGATTGTAGAGAGGTTCTGGATCGCATGGTTTCCAACAGAAAGCTGATATGGGCCTGCGCGTCCAGTTAACACCATTCTCGAGAAAAGCCTCAAAGAGTGGCGTTCGTTTTTCTATAGAAGCTACTGTATGAACATCACATAGTGAATATCCATTATGACCTTTTTCATGATTAAAAAGGTATTCGTTACGTATAAGGCACGTAATAGTGGGGATGTTGTGATTTAAAAATGCCATGATCTCTACACAAAAGAAAGTGCCGGGTTCTGTTGCAAGGCCCCGGCTAGCCCCGACTACGCCGCTATGCGATAGTCATTATTCCAATTGTCGTTGGCATGTACAGTATATAGCAAAATGGAGTGTGCCGGCACTGCCCCGGCGTCCGGTAACACTTAGTCCCGTCGATCCTGTTTACACCCCTTAAACAAAATGTAGGTATGACCCTAGTAAATATTTAGAATTTGATACTGGTGGATTACCCCTATGAGGATATAACCATAGAGGAGGGAACATTAATAGTCTTCCTGCCTTTGGTTTTACTGATAGGTCAAAATTAAGAAACTCTGTCTCCCCGCCTTCTTCAACGTCATTTAAATACCAGAAGAAAGCCAGAAATCTTTTTGCAGTGGATATATCAGCAGCGTCGATATGATCTGAGAAACAATCTACACCATCATTGTTATATCGCTTAATACGAAACTCTTCAAAGGCATATTTTTCAGGCCAGTATATACAATCAGGTACCAGCTTCTTATACTCTTTTACTACCTTCTTGGATATGTCAACGACAAAATCATTAAGGGTATCCAAACCGTAAACACCCTTATTTCTGGTAACGTTTAGTTGAGTAAAGTTTGGCTTAGTATCAGAGTCATAACGCTCATGATAGTCACTAGCGCGTTCAAAATTCCTGATAATAAGATCGCAGGTATCTTTAGGTATAACATTATCAAACACCACACAATAATCTTGAATGTTCATCCGTTAATTAACCTATATTCTTTAACAAGGCTAATAAGTTGCTTGGCATAATTATCTCTTTTCTCGACAAATACCATTTCATCATCCTCACTTACCATAATAATAACAGTCTGTGGAACTGGAATATCAAGTAACTCTTCATACATGATAGCGTAACCAGCTGTCTGCATGAAGTAATGAGAAATGTATTTCTTTTCTTTTATTTTTCGAGATGTCTTAAAATCGATGACGCTCATCTTACCATCGAACTCTGCAATACAGTCAACTGTACCAGCTACTCCAATGTAGTCAGAGTATAGTCTCGTTTCAATACAATGAATATTATCAATACTACCATCTAGAATATACTTGATGGATTTAAACATACCCATAACATCAGGTGTTACGTTCTCACCAAGCACTTCTTCATTACGAAGATAGTTCTCACAAATACCATGTAATGCAGTGCCGCGGCGAGTAGCTTGCTTGCTAATCCTATTTGCTTCTTCAGCACCCACTCTTGCCCGCCATTCAGCAATACCTTTAGCAGATTGCCAACTCATTACGGAAGTAATAGAAGGGTATCTGTTACCGGATGGAGTCACGTACTTGCGTGACCCATCCTCGTTTATTTGTTCTAAAAAGCCTACCTTGGTTTCATCATACCCAACAATATTAAATTGCTTAGGTGAAGCCAAGTCGACTCTTTTGAATAATGTATTGCTTGACGAAGTCAGATCTGACAATGTCCCGCTCGCTAAATTCGACATACTTAAAATAATCCATTGCTTTCAAAATTTTTAAAATATCTAGCAAGCCTTTTCTATCAATATCTTTTTGTAGATCGGACTGTCTAAAGTCGCCACATAATATCAACTTGGAGTTTTTTCCTATACGTGTAATGACGGAATCAAGTTCTCCAAATAACATATTCTGTACTTCATCAACTATTACTATGCAATTGTCAAGTGTAATACCTCTAATGAAGGAAGTGGACATAAACTCAACATAGTTTTTAGTTTTAAGAATATTGTAAGCATCAGCTCTACCAAACAACTCAGTACAAATAGTTTCGTATGGTTGTTCGTAGACTTTAATTTTCTCTTTAACACTGCCGGGTAAAAAACCTACTTCGCGAGTAGGTACTACACTACGTACAATGACAATCTTATTAAAGTCAGATGAGCCGGTTAATACTTGACGCAATGCAAGGTATAGTGAGATAAAGCTTTTACCTGTACCTGCAAGACCATGTAACACAAGATGTTCGTCGTTATCAAAATTTCGGAAGACTTCTTTTTGGCTCTCGGTTAATGGTGAAAATTCTTTTAGTGACGTACTGAAGCCTCCGTTAGTTGTTTGATTACTAGTTTGTTTTAAAACGCGACGTTCTCTTTTTGTTAGTCTTTTAAGCATCAAAATGTATTAACGCCTCCTCCTCTAGGGTGTGCTTTTTTAATTTCACGTAATACATCACGAAAACCTTGATCGGGCTTTCTAATACCTAGTTTAACTGAATCACCTAAACTAGGAGCCCGAGCAATTATCTGAATAACAGTATCTTTATTATCTTTAAGGTACTGTTCGCGCTCTGACATTGTCAAGTCGAGCTCATATTCAGTACCATCAATAACGTTACGAAAGGAATAATTAGGCATTATTTGAATACACCCATTTCAATACTTTATTGATATCATCTTGTGTATGAATTGGTAATTCAATCCATAAAGTATCCGCAAGCTTTGCAGTATAGTTTTCTTTACCTTTAAACACTTCAGCTACTGTTCGATAGTAGTACCTATCGGACATACCTATACCAATAGCTTCGTGAAAGAGTTTTACAGTGTAAATTCCGTTTTCTAGAACGGTACAGTATTCAGGAGTAAGTTCGTCGTCGGTCGAAACGTCTATACCACCAACATCACTGTAAAACCAGTTCGTATCATCCACGAATATCGTCATAATCATCACCATCATCTAGTTCCAAAAGACGCGATACATTCTTGGAGCGAATAGCATTGTCTAGTCTACGCTTTTGTCGCCTTTGTAAATAGCTCGACTGATTCGAGTAGTAATTGTCTTCATCGTCATATTCTTTATAGTCACGCTTTTGATTCTTGCTACGAAAAGATTTACTCATGTGGGGATTAGGCCTGGATATGTTTTCTCTATAAGGTTGCGGTTAATGTTCTTGTAAGGTAGTTTCTTATCTTTTACCGATACAAGGAGCTCAGCGTCTTGCGGATCTACTGATTCTAGTAGTTCAATAAAGATCTGCTCACGCTTTAGTTGCGATAGATTTGGATTACCACCCTCTACGAAGAGATACATCTTACGCATCTCGGCATATAGACGACTTTCCTGTCTATCAAATTCTGTTGGTTTATACGGTGCTTTACCCTTTGGAAGTAAAAACTTAATATTAGGGTCATATACACATTTAAGAATGGTATGAATTGCAGGGCTATCATTCTGCAATAAGAAAGCTTTACGTTCCTGCAGAGTACCTAATTCATTGGCTCTCTTTAGGATCTCAGATATACTTAGTCTCATGAATTATTCATCATCCTCAATAATTTGTTCTCTTACGTCTGAATCAAACGCTATAATATCTTCTGCAATGTCTTGTAGATCATGATGTTTACTTTGTAAGCGAAAAATAGTAGCACGCATGGATTCACGAACTAGTCCAATAATCTTTTGCGTAACCATATCACCCGTATTAAAGTAATCAGGATCTACATTTGGTATATTATGTAGTGTATCGATAATAAAACTTTTAATAGACCTATCGATACATTCTTCTATCTGTTCTAGATTGGCAGCTTCTATCTCCTCCAGAGTAGGAGGAGCAGGCTTAAATTTACCTGGAAATTTTATTACATCTGCTACCATTATACAGCCCGTAGAATAATCGTATCTTCGTTAATACGATTAGTCGGTACCTTTGATTCACTCTTGAACTTTGCAAACGTCTTAAGAATGGAGTTAGGTGTACCGCCCAGAATAGCGCTGATGGCTTCCTCTGGTTTCTTAACACGCTTACTCATGGATTTAGACTCGTCATAGTTCAAAATACTTGTACCTTTCACCGATAGCTTACTATCTTCATTTGCTACAAACACTGTCATGCGCTTGTATTTAGTATTATAGACTACGAGAGTAGATGAAGTCAAGATCTTTGCCGGGTCAACCGACAC